AAATGTCAAGTTTGTTTTCGAATCAACACGATTTCCACCCTCAATGCGGACAGTCGGGTGGGGGCAGTCGGACTGAGCTTTTCACCCCCCGCCCCTATAGAAGTAAACCTCTTAATCCAAGACCTCCAAAAAGTAACGCTTTACACACCTGTATAGTTTCATCATAAAAAATTTTCCCAAAACATTTGCATCCACTAAAAAATCCTGTTATAGTCCTACCCATGGACACATTACCTTTGAAGCACACGAAGTGGTCGGATAGGCTGGCCTTTGATATAGCGCTACTCTTGGAAAAGAGCGGCGAGACTTTAGATGAAGTTATCGAGCGGCATAAAATTACAGCTAGCGAGATGTTACAATTCAACGCCGACCCTATCTTTAGGAAGAAGGTAGAGGTTTACCGGGATGAGGTACGTGAGAAAGGTATGACCTTTCGACTTAAAGCGCGTGCACAGGCTGAAGAGTTGTTGATAACATCATGGAGTTTAATTCATAGCCCTGAAGTATCCCCGGCAGTTAAGGCAGACTTAATTAAGTCGACGGTGAAGTGGGGTGACCTTGAGCCTAGGCAGAATGCGGCAGAGGTAGATGCTGGTGGAGGTGTGAAGATTGTAATCAACCTTGGTAACGAGCAGCACCAGATGAAAGTAATAGACCATGAGCCTACAGACACAGATGAAGCCGTTGCTATCGACGCTACTTGAAGAGTTTGACCAGACATACGATGACCTTCCGGCGACGAGGTTTGCAACGACGAAGACGTATCATGACTTTGCGAATGAACTTATTGAGGCTGGTATCTCCTTCCGTGTTAAGATATTAAAGAAGACGAAACGTAAGCCGAGTTCGATTATTGTGATGTTACTGCAAGTGGTAGATATGACGAAGCCGTCAGAGTTGCCGCTTGAGCCACATGATAGTGAGATAAGTGAGATTGATAGTGTGGACATAATAGGGGCGTGTCCTAGTTGCGGTGTGCTGATGGCTAATAGTGAGTGGTGTGCATACTGTGGAGAAGACACGGCGAATTTGTACGAAGAGGAGAATAGGAATGTCGCAAGGCACTGAGATAGACTATACACCGCCTAAGACTGGGCGAGAATTTATGTTGAGTGATTCTGCGATGCGGACACTTATGGGCCCTGTTGGTAGTGGGAAATCGGTTACGTGTTCGTTTGAGATAGTGCGTCGGGCCTGCTTGCAGGAGCCCAACGAGCATGGGATACGTAAGACGCGAGCAGCTGTGGTACGTGAGACAGCAAGGCAATTAGCAGATACAACGATTAAGACGTTCCTCGACTGGTTCCCGCCGGGAGTGTGCGGGCGGTACATGCGTACGACCAAGACGTACCACATGAAATTGGGAGACGTGGAGTGTGAGGTGATGTTCCGAGCACTGGACGACGCGGACGATGTTGCTAACCTTAACTCGCTGGAGCTGACGTTCGCTTGGTTTAATGAGTGTCGGGATATTCACCCTGATATTATTGATGCGATGTCTAAGCGTGTGGGGCGTTTTCCGAGTAACAAGGACGGCGGGCCGACGTGGCATGGGATGTGGGGTGATACTAACCCGCCGACGATGGACACGTGGTGGTATTATCAGATGGAACACATCGACCCTAAAGATGGGGTGAGTGCGAATGACAACGGGTGGGATGTGTTCAAGCAGCCATCGGGTCGTTGCCCTGACGGAGAGAATGTTGAGAACTTGCCAGAGGGATACTACAGCACGCAGGGTAGGTCAGAGGAATATATACGGGTTTATATTGACGGAGAATATGGGCTGTCAAGTAATGGTATGCCTGTTTATAAATACTTTAGACCAGACTACCACATGGCACATGAAGCACTCAACCCGATTATTAATGGTGTGAGGCCTATCGTTATTGGAATGGATTTAGGATTAACCCCCGCTGCAGTCATCGGGCAGCAGGACGCTAGAGGTAGGGCGATAATACTTGACGAAGCTGTTAGCTTTGATATGGGTGTGCAGAGATTTATGCGGACGGTACTCAAGCCGTTACTTTACGAAAGATTCCCAGGGAGCCCTGTAACAGTTATTGTAGACCCGGCGGGTGTCCAGCGGGCGCAGACCGATGAGCGCTCAGCGGTGGACATCATTAAGGCTGAAGGATTTAAAGTAAGGCCGGCGAAGACTAACAGTGTGTCGGCGAGGCTCAACGCGGTGGACGAATATTTGATGAGACATGTTGACGGAGACACAGCGTTCCTAGTTGACCCTAGGTGCACTAGGTTGAAGAGTGCCATGATGGGAGGATATAGATATCATAAGAAGAACGGGACGATTGATAAGAACAAACATTCTCATGTTGCAGAGGCTTTACAGTACTTAATGCTCCATATAGGTAGCATTGAAGAAGGGATTGAATTAAATCGTATACGGCCTGTAAAACCTGTTGCATCCATAGGGTGGACATGATATGATGTTGGCGGGTGTGGTGTTACTCTCCTCTTCCACATTGTAAGTTTCACACCCACTCCCCTAGCGAGTCACCTCCTAGGGGACCTTTTATTATAAAATAAGTTACATATGACAGATAAAGAGTGTAAAACTAGAAGCACACATCCATATATAGGGACATTTGGGGGAATTAAATGCCAGGATTGACAGTTCTCAGGATAGTAGATAACGCTACAATGGTCGAACAAGAACGCGAGGATTCAGAGCGTACCCTTCAAGAACGCCAGAATGAACCTCTCCTCTTAGGTTTAACCTCATATCTTAGGTCATGTTGGGATGCTGCTAAGCAATCTAAGAAACCTATTGAAAGAATCATGCTTAAAGCCATGCGACAGCGCAATGGTGAGTATGAGCCTTCGAAGCTTAGTGCGATTCAGTCACAAGGTGGCTCAACTATATACATGGGAATTACAGAAGTTAAGTGTCGTGCAGGCGAGAGTTGGCTACGAGACATATTACTTGACACTGGTACTCCTCCATGGGACTTAGGTCCTACCCCCCTCCCTGACCTTTCTCCAACACAAGCTCAAGAAATAGAGAAAGTGTTTACTGAGAATGTATTAAAACTTGTTGAGACAGCAGGCCAAGCACCTACAGAGATTGAGATGGCAGAGATGAAAGAGATGGTCACACAAGACTATCGCTTTAAGATATTACAAGAAGCACAGAATCGTGCTGATAAGATGAAGATTAAAATCAGCGACCAGTTTGCACAAGGTGGTTGGGCTGATGCGTTTAATGAATTTGTTACAGACATTGTTACTTTTCCGTGTGCCTTCATCAAGGGTCCTATAGTACGACGTCAACGTCGACTAGAGTGGGCGCAAGATGAGACAGGTGCGACAGTTGCTAAAGCAGGTGAAGAGTTAGCTCCTGAGTATGAAAGGGTTGACCCATTTAAGATTTATCCTGAGCCAGGGATTACAAATATTGATGAAGGGTATTTATTCGAGCATCATCCATTAACACGTATGGAACTGTCTGAATTAATCGGTGTACCTAATTATGATGAAGAAGCTATACGTAAAATTCTGCAAGAAGGGAACGGTAGTAGCTGGGTCAATGAAGATGTTAAACGTGAAAAGGAAGATGCGGAACGTAAACCGCAGAGCTTTAATAGGCCAACTGAAATTTATGACGCCTTAGAGTTTTATGGAAAGGTAAGTGGCAAGATGTTACGTGAGTGGGGACTAGATGAAGAAGAAGTACCTGATGAAGCTCGCGAATATGAAGCATGTGTACTACTTATAGGTAACTATGTAGTTAAAGCTGTACTGAATTATGACCCATTAGGAGAAAAACCATATGCTAAAACGTCACTTATTAAAAGCCCAGGAGCTTTTTGGGGAAAAGGTATCCCCGAAGTTATCGAAGATGTACAGAATATTTGTAACGCGGCTGCACGAGCACTGGTTAACAATATGGGCATCGCTTCAGGTCCTCAAGTGGAAGTTAACCTCGAACGTATACCCCCGAATGAAGACATCACTCAGATGCACCCTTGGAAAATTTGGCAGGTAACTAATGACCCAATGGGGTCTAGTGCCCCNGCTGTTAGATTTACACAACCAGATGATAATGCGAATACACTGATGGCTGTGTATGAGAAGTTTAGTGCATTAGCTGATGACCATTCTGGAATCCCTTCATATATATCAGGTGACCTTAATGTACATGGAGCAGGACGCACGGCGTCAGGCTTATCCATGCTTATGGGTTCAGCAGGTAAAGGAATTAGACAAGTTGTTATGCATATTGATAGCGACGTAATTAAAAAGATTGTTCATAGGCAGTTCGTATATAACATGCGCTATGACACAGATGAAAGTATTAAGGGCGATGTTGAGATTATCGCTCGTGGCGCTATTAACTTAGCAGTTAAAGAGACTGTTAACGTACGCCGAATTGAATTTCTTAATGCAACCGCCAACGAAATCGACATGGAAATCGTTGGTAAAGAAGGCCGTGCCGCGATTCTTCGCGAAGTGGCTAAAGGGTTGCAAATGCCTGTGGATGATATCATCCCATCTCGGGAGAAGGCCGGTTACGCTGAACGCGAGAACGCTAAGCTAGCTCAAGCTGCTGCACAACAGCAGCCGCAACAGCCAGAAAGCGGAACTCCAACTCAACCAGACGGCTCTCCCAAAGGTGGAATGGATGGAAACACAGTGAGTAACCGTGTGACGGGAGGTGCGGGTTGATAAAACCCTCACCAGAGGTTATTCATGCGTTAGGTGCAACTGTACGCCAGTATCCAGTTCTATTAGAATGGATGCGAGGGTGGAAGGAGCATGAACTATCGCAACTACCAAGCGTTACTACGAACGTGGCACTAGCTCAGGGACGGTGCCAAGTTCTAAAAGAACTCTATGAGTTCGCAGAAAAGTCCCCAGAACACGCAGCAGAGTCAAAACGATAGCTGTATTTTATTACGCATACCAGATAGGAGCGATAACATGGCAATACCAGAGCAAGTGAAGAAACAGTCAGAGGCAGTACAACAATTATATGAAGACCTTAATCCAGAGGAGGGCGTTGAAGCCCAGCCTACTGGAGAGGTACAAGCCGACCGTGTTGAAGAACAAGCAACTCAATCTGCACCAGAAGAGCAAACGGTAGCAGGTACTCAAGATGATAAAACACTAGAACAAAAGTATAAGACCTTACAAGGAATGTACAATGCAGAAATTCCACGTTTGCACGCAGATAAACGGGAATTAGCAGGCAGAGTAGGACAATTAGAACAACTACTTAGCTCAGCACCGAAACAACAAGCGCCACAACAAGCGGCGGAGGTTTCTCAAACTCTGGTAACAGAGAAAGATATTGAGGATTACGGTGATTCAATCGACGTTATGCGTCGTGTGAGCCAAGAAGAGACTAATGTATCTAATCAGCGCATTGCTTATTTAGAACAAACGATTCAGCAACTACAGTCAAATGTGATGCCTCGCGTAGAGCAGTTATCACAGCAACAGGCTCAGAGTTCTGAACATACGTTTTGGTCCGAGCTTTCATCTGTTGTCCCAAATTGGAGAGATATTAACGAGATTCCAGATTTTCAAACCTGGCTCTTAGATATTGACCCGCTAACGGGAATTAGCCGTCAGACATATTTAGAAGATGCACAAAACAACTTCGATGTACGTAGGGTAGCTAGCTTTTTTTCAACTTGGGGAGCTATGAATGGTGCGCCACGAGCTCAACAAGAATCAGCACGTCCACAATCTCAGCTAGAGAAGCAGATTGCTCCGGGTAAGGGTAAATCCACCGGGGCACCTGCAGTAAATGGTGACCAGACATATACGCCTGCCGATATTGCTTCATTTTATGATGCTATTAAATCGGGCAAATACAAAGGTAAAGATAAAGAACGTGCTAGAACAGAACGCGACATTTTCGCTGCACAGCGAGACGGTCGTATTATCACTGCATAATATAATATAGGAGGCTATAATGGCTTTTGCGGTAGCAGCTGGCAATCCAGCATACACTGGGAATTTTATCCCAGAGATTTGGTCAGGTAAACTGATTGAGAATTTCTACGACGCTACGGTGTTGTCGGCAATCTCAAACACTGACTATGAAGGCGAAATCAAAGCGTTCGGCGATACGGTTAATATCCGTACAACACCTGAACTTACGATTCGTGATTACGTTAAGGGACAAACACTCTCTGTTGAGAACCCTGATAAACCTAAGTTACAACTACTTATCGATAAAGGTGAGTATTTTGCTGCGGTTGAAGATGACGTAGATAAAGTTCAATCGGACATCGTAATGATGGACCAATGGTCTAAAGACGCTTCTGAGCGTATGAAGATTAAGATTGACCAACGCGTATTAGCTGATATCCTTCCGGGTATTTCAGCTAAGAATAAAGGTGCAGCAGCAGGTGCAATATCTGGCAACATCAATTTAGGTGTAGCAGGTACTCCATTTGCGGTAACTAAGACTAATGTTATTGANCATATCATTAACATGGGCCTAACTCTTGATGAAGCTAACTCTCCAGAGAGTGACCGTTTCTTAGTTATTCCAGCTAAGATGGCTGCTTACATCAAGCAATCCGACCTTAAAGATGCGTCAATTACCGGTGACGGTATGACACCATTACGTAATGGTCGTTTGGGTATGATTGACAGATTCACAGTATTTGTGAGCCACAACTTGAAAAAGACTGGCGCCGAATTTGATGTAATCGCTGGTCATAAAATGGGTATGACATTTGCTTCGCAAATGACTAACCTTGAAACTTTACGTTCTGAATCAACTTTCGGTAACATTATCCGTGGTCTACAAGTGTATGGCTATAAGGTAGTTAAACCTGAAGCATTGGCTCAGTCAGTAATTACACTGTAATATAGGAGACTAAAATGGCTACATATAGCGACGGCATCGGCTTTAATAAAGGCGTAGGTGCACATACATCTTCTGGTAATTATAAGACAGGTGTAATAGAAGTTACTTTAGACTTCGCTAAAATTACTACTGACCGTGCAGCAGCAGGTGCAACAGCACTTGGCGCTAACGATGTAATTGAAGCATTGTCTATCCCAGCTAAGACCATGGTTTTAGCAGTTGGCTTAGATGTAACTACAGCAGAAGGCGGCACATTAACTATTGATGTTGGTGATGCTACTGACGGTGACGGTTTCCTTGACGGTGTAAATGGTAATGTAGCAGCAGGTTATGCCTCTGATGCAAACCCAACTACACCTGTTGGTTACGGCCACGGTAAATACTACAGCGCAGCAGATACGATTGACATTAAGACAATCAATGCTACTGACACTGCAGTAATGCGTTTATGGGCAGTCGTTGCAGACTGTTCGTAAATAATTAAAGGTTGGGGCTTCGGCCCCGCCTTTTCTTTATATTATTTAGTCTTAGTAAAGTACTAGCAGATTCAGTATTAAGACTAAATAATTTGATTGAAAGGAAAGATGCAATGGAAGCACAACAAAGATGGCTAAAGCATAAAGTTGATGGCACAATATACGGGTGGGATAAATACCTCGCCGAAAACGAATTATGCGAAGAAGTTTCTCCAGAGATTGCATTCCCTGAGAGACATATTCCGAAGAAACAAGCAAAGCGAAAAGCTAAAATGGATTTAACTACTGAGAAAATACCTGAAAAACCTGACATAGTTAATGTAGAATTAAATACGGAAGCATCGAAGGGACTACTTAAATGATACTGAATGATGTAATCACTGAGACTAGACGTATCTTACAAGATATTGATTCACCGCAACGTTATTCTGATGCGGTACTTTTAGGTTTTGCTAATCAAGCCTTAAAGAGAATCGCAGTATTACGCCCTGATTTATTTGCTCACGTGGGTGAAGTTACTTGTGCTACAGATGCTGTACTACAAGATGCTCCCTCTGACTCTATACGAATTATTGAGGTTTACTCGGTAGTAAGTGGCAATGGTGTTATCGAAGTAAACCGCGAAACACTAGACCAAGCAATGCCGTCATGGATGAATGATACGGCAGCAGCAGCTACAAACTGGATGCGCCATGTACGCAACCCAAACAAATTTTTCATCTACCCTAAAGCTCCATCGGGGCAAAAACTAGTCGTAGAGTATACGCAGTCTCCACCTAGTTACGATACAACAACCACAGTTGCTTTATTATCTGATGCCTATTTTCCTGTAGTCTTAGATGCTACAGTATTCTTAGCGGAGTCTATTGATAATGAGCATGTTAATTCTAATAGAGCTAAGTTATTCCAAGAGTCCTTTACACAGGCTCTAGGTGTAGGCGCTCAGAGTAGACCTATTACCGATACCGAACAATCGGGTATGAAGCCTAAGGAGGTTATCTAATGGCATCACGTGATTTTAGTACAATCGTATCTCGTTTAGCCCCAAGTGTTCCCGGATGTCCGACGCCAATCATAGAGCAGTATGTTCGTGATGCAGCTATTGAAGCTTGTGAGAGAACATTAGCATGGCGCTATGAACAATCTAAATTACGCTTAACACCAGGTGTGTACGACTATGCGTACAGCGCACCAACAGATGCAGAGGTTCATGCATTCTTAACTGTGACAGTAAATGGTCGCAGACTAAAGCCTGTTACGCTTGAGCATTTACATGATATACAACCTAAATGGCCTGAAGCTACAACTGAAGAGCGCTCAGAGCCTAGATATATTACTCAGTTTGATGCTGATAATTTTGCTCTTGCCCCCGTCCCTGATGATGCAGTAAAGTATGATGTTAAGATGATTGTAGCTTTAAAGCCTCTACGTACAGCGACTAAGATGGAGAAGTCAATATTAGACGAGCTAGAGAATGTAATTATGCACGGAGCGTTACAACATCTCCTTGTACTCCCGGATAAAAACTGGAGTGACAAAGAGTTAGCTACATATCATGCGAAACAGTTTTCATTTAAAATTTCAGAGCGTAGAGCAAGAACGAATCTAGGTGCAGCACGAGCATCTATGACCGTTGAGATGCGCCCACTAGCTTGAGGATATTATGGCTGATGTAATTAAATTAGTAAAAGGTGATGAGAAGCCATTAATCATTCTAACGTTAACGGATGATGTCGCAGGCGGTGTATTAGATTTATCGGTAGCGACAACAGTAGTTAAAGTAAAGTTTAGAGCAATGGGCGGTACAACATTACTATCAACTATTACAACAACAAAAATAGATAGCGGAACAAAAGGTCAGGTACAGTTTGATTTTAGCGGAGGCGTATTAGACGTAGACGCAGGAGCATATGAGGGGGAAATACTCGTAGATTATAATGGTAGTATACAAACAGTATACGATACATTACGATTTAGAGTCAGAGAAAACTTCTAGTGAATATAAAGTTTACAGCGGCAGTAACATCGCTTATATTAGCCTCGGCTTCAGTGTCGAGTATAGCTGCTGTAACAAATAAAGTTGACGACTTTATAGGTTTAACCGCTGCACCAGCAACATCAATTAGCGCAACAGCATTTATTGTACCACTAGAAGTGCTAAGTGAGCAGACAGTATCTATAGCTGATTTAATTAATAGTTTTACTATTACTAAACCTTTATCAGAAACAGTAGCCATTGCAGATGCCTTAACGGTTAACGTAACTAAATCATTCGCAAGTTCAGTAACAGCTACTGAAGTAATTAGTAAGATATTCCATTCATCTGTCGACTTCGACATGAGTGACGCTGATATAGACCCTGACCCGGTAACTGTTGTAGATGCTACGGTATTTGACTTAAGTAGAGCCCTATCTGAAACTTTAACCTCTAGCGATAGTATAAGTAATGAACCCGGTAAGGTAGTGTCGGGTGACACAGTTACGGCAAGTGATACAATTAATAAAAAAGATGTAGGTACAAGTCCTACTGAGACTCTGACCGCTACTGACTCAGATGCTAAGAGCGCTACCTCTACTGCTACCTCATCAGCGACAGCAACTGATAGTGCAGCTAAGACGGTCAATATTACTGAGGCTTCAGATGTAACAGTTACAGCAGTAGTCAGTAAGATATTCCATTCATCTGTCGACTTCGACATGAGTGACGCTGATATAGACCCTGACCCAGTTTCTGCAACAGATTCTGCAGCTTTAGAGCCTACGAAGAGTGCAACAAGCACACTCACAGCAACAGATTCTGACGCGAAGAGCGTAACCTCTACAGCTACGTCGAGTGCAAGTGCAACCGATAGTCTTGTTAGCAGCTTTACAAGCAACCAGACTGAGATTTTAACGGCGGGTGACTCTGTAGTTACACAGCCTACTTCTGTCCAGTCTGACCCTATTACAATGGCGGACGTACTCAATACGTTTACCTATAACAAATATGAACCTGACTCAGTTACTCCATCGGATAGTATTACTAACCGTAATATTACGAAAGCAATTACGAGTTCAGTATCTACAACGAGCACAATCGTTAAACAGTTTACATCTGCTGTTGACTATGACTTAACTGACGTAGACGTAGACCCTGACCCGGTAACAGCATCGGATTCAATTAACTTATTTAGTCTTACTAAAGCATTAGCAAGTTCAGCAACTCCAAGTGATAGTCTTGCGAAGACTGTAACTTCTATATTAACATCTACTGCTACTGCTACTGAGAGCATTGCACTTACATTGACTCTAGGTGAGACAAATCAATATTGGGATGAAGTATTTATGTCTGACGGTGAGTCAGGCTTTATACACACCCCTAGGTTACTAACAATAGCAGACTATGATTGCCTACTAAACGGCGATAATAGTTTAATAAACTCGGCCACATTCCCAGATGGGTGTGAAGCTGATAGTACGACGTACGAAGCGCATACAGGCACTATCGGCGCACCAGGTTTGGTCAACGAACCTATTATGAACCACGGTTTAATTACATATCCTGATACAAGTGATGCAGGACTTGTGGTAGACTTCCACTATCCGACGTTGACAATCGGCGCGTATATGGCTAATATAACTACTATTACATAGGAGAAACTAATGTTAAAAGATAGCATTAAAATGACGGGTGAGTTAAAGCTTACTCTAACAAATGAGAAAGGCGATATTACTAAAGAAATAATTATACCTAATACCGTAGTTACAGCAGGTAAGGGTTATATTGCCTCGCGTATGAAAGATGCAACTGCAACTGCAATGTCGCATATGGAACTAGGTACAGGTACTACAGCTCCTGTAATAGGCAATACAGCACTTGAGACTAAAATCACATCTAGCCGTACAGGACTAACATCTACAACTGTTACAACTAACAGTGTTGCATACGTAGTAACGTTCGGTGCAGGTGTAGGTACAGGCGCAGTAACTGAAGCAGGTATTTTTAATCATGCGACAACAGGCACGATGTTATGTAGAACGGTGTTCTCTGTAATCAATAAAGCAGCAGCTGATACACTAGGTATTACTTGGACAGTTACTGTAAACTAGGAGTAAATTATGGCAGTTAAAGTCGCCAATAACGCGTATTCAACACTAGCAGCGAGTATTACTTCTAGTGCTACAAGTATTACGCTTACATCAGGTGAGGGAGCAAGGTTCCCTGCGCTTACTTCACCCGACTATTTCTATGCAACGCTTTTAGATAGTGCAAATAATCTTGAGATTGTTAAATGTACTGCTAGGTCTACAGATGTCCTAACAGTAACAAGAGCTCAAGAAAGTACAACCGGTCGAGCTTATACATCAGGTGATAGAATTGAGCTTCGTATTACTGCAGGTGTATTAGATGCAATTGCAGAGATGGGCGGTGGTGCTACAGGCGGCGGTAACGATAAAGTCTTCATGGAAAATGAACTTATTGTTACAACAAACTACGAATTAAGTGCAAATAAAAGTGCGGTAAGTGTAGGGCCGATACAAATTGATACAGGCATCAGTGTGACAGTACCAACTGGACATACTTGGGTTGTACTTTAGGAGATTAAGATATGGCAAAATTAAAAGTCAGTGGTTCAGCATCAGGTACAGGAACAGTCACTCTAATAGCACCAACGACAAGCTCAACAAGAACGATTACATTACCCGATTCTGCTGGTACTATATTAGATAGTACAAGTACACTGGATGCTACTAAGTTAAGTGGTAATCTTCCAGCTATCTCTGGAGCAAGTCTTACTAACCTACCTGGTGGAACTCCTACGGCTGGACAAGTTGTTCAAGTTGTAACTGAGTCTGATACTGGTGGAAGTAATGNAGTAGTAGCACCACCAGCAATAGCTCTAGTATAGTCAAGACCAAACGCACATTCCCCTGATGTGTTATTCATATAAATATAACAGTTTGCCATTACCACCATCTTTGAATTACTATATTGAGGGGTAATACTTACTGATAAATGAGTGTCTCTCCAACCAATAGTACCACTATCATTACTTCCACCAGTATCAGACTCAGTTACAACTTGAACAACTTGTCCAGCCGTAGGAGTTCCACCAGGTAGGTTAGTAAGACTTGCTCCAGAGATAGCTGGAAGATTACCACTTAACTTAGTAGCATCCAGTGTACTTGTACTATCTAAT